CTCCTAAGCAGGAAGAGTTCTGTCGCTGCTACCTCGAAACCGGAAACGCATCAGAGGCTTATCGCCGCGCCTATAACGCCGCGAACATGAAGGAAGAGACGATTTGGCGGAAGGCCAAAGAGTGCATGGACAACGGCAAGGTTACGGCAAGGCTCTCCGAATTGCAGGCGCAATCGGCTGAGAAGCACGACATCACCATTGAGCGCCTGACCAAGATGGCCCTCGATGCCTACGAGGCATCGCAGATTCCAGGACGCGCAACTGGGCAGATGCAGACGTCGGCAATGGTCAAGGCGGCCGAATTCCTCGGCAAGCTCCACGGCCTGCTTGTCGACAAGTCAGAGGTTACTGGCAAGGATGGCGTGCCGCTCATTCCGGTTCTGAATGTCACTGTCGGCCGAGCTAAACCTTGATCTCCACGACAAACAGGGCATCGCCTTCGATACCGAGGCGACAGAAGTCCTGTACGGCGGCGCAGCAGGTGGCGGCAAAAGCCATCTTATGCGCGTTGCCGCCATCGTTTGGTGCTCAGCGATACCTGGCCTTCAGGTCTATCTTTTCCGCCGAATTCGTGACGATCTGATCAAGAACCACATGGAAGGCCCAAAGGGCTTTAGATCCATGCTTGCTGGCTGGTCGAACTGCGGATTCGTCAAGATCGTCGACGACGAGATACGGTTCTGGAACGGCTCGAAGCTCTATCTCTGCCACTGCAAGGACGAGAAAGACATCTACAAGTATCAGGGCGCCGAGATCCACGTTCTGCTGGTCGACGAGCTGACGCACTTTACCGAGACCATGTACCGCTTCCTGCGCAATCGCGTGCGCATGGTCGGTGTCGAGCTTCCCGCCAACTACGCCGGCCGCTTCCCTCGCATCCTCGCCGGCGCCAACCCTGGAAATATCGGACATCTTTGGGTGAAGGCCACCTTCGTCGACGGCACTGGAACGTATGAGCAGCGCAGAATGCCTCCCGAGGAAGGCGGCATGTTGCGGCAGTTCATCCCGGCGCTGCTTGAGGACAACCCGTCCATGGGCGCCGATGATCCGGGCTATGAGATGCGCCTGCACGGTCTCGGCTCGCAGGCCCTCGTCGAAGCGATGCGCTACGGCAACTGGGATGTAGTCGAAGGAGCGTTCTTCGATTGCTGGGACCCCAAGCGCCACGTCGTCCGCCCGTTCAATGTCCCGGACTCGTGGCTGCGGTTCATGTCAGGCGACTGGGGCAGCGCCGCACCGTTCAGTTTCGGGTGGTGGGCTGTGGTCGGTGACACGCACCGCGTCGAGAACAAGGACGGCAACCAAATCACGCTGCCGCGCGGCTGCATGGTTCGCTATCGCGAATGGTACGGGGCATCGAAGCCCAACGTCGGTCTGAAACTGCACGCTGAGCCGGTTGCCAAGGGGATTTATGAGCGCGAGGCCAAGGACACAGTGAAGCCAACCTATCGCGTGCTTGATCCTGCTGCATTCGCCGAAGATGGCGGCCCGTCGATCGCGATGGCCATGGCTGCGGCTAAGGATGACGCAGGCAAGCCGCTCGGCATCAACTTTCGCCCGGCTGACAACGCCCGCGTTCAGGGCCGTGGCGCCATGGGTGGCTGGGATCAGATGCGCGGGCGGCTGGTCGGAGACGACGACGGCAACCCGATGATCGTCACGTTCAGCACCTGTCACGATTCCATCCGCACCATTCCTGCGCTGCAGCACGACGATGCAAGGCCCGAAGATGTCGACACTGACGGCGAAGACCACGCCGGCGACGAGTGGCGATATGGCTGCATGTCTCGTCCATGGGTCCGCAAGCCCAAGACAGACGGCAAACGTCCAGCAGACGGCTACCGCCGCGTTACAAACCTGAACGAAGAAACCTGGAGAACGTAGTGGCCACTGCCGTCGCTGCCTCACCGCCGCCTTACTGGAAATTCTATCAAGATGAGCAGGCGCGGGCCTCGTCATTCTCTCGTGATGCATCCAGATCATTGATGGAACGCGTCTATTGGCAAGAGCAAGCGCGTTGGGCTTATCGCGGCGTGCATAGGACGCATTGGGCGATGCACGCCGCGGCGCGGGTTGCTGCGGGCCAGAGCCCATGCGATGGCTCATTCGAAAGGCCGACGAGCGATGGCTGAGGTTCCAGCTGCCTCACCGCCAACAGCACGCTCCGAGAAGATGGAGCCATCCGAGCTTCAGCGCAAGCAGAAGTGGTTTAGGGCCTTCGAGCAGAACAAGTCCAAAGAGCTTGAAGAAGCCCGCATTGCTCGCCAGTACTACCACGATAAGCAGTGGACGGACGGAGAGATCGAGCGCCTGCGAGCGCGAGGCCAACAGGCGACCGTGCGCAATCGCATCAAGCGCAAGGTAGATTTCCTCGTCGGCGTCGAACAGCGTTTGCGTCGTGATCCGAAGGCCTACCCGCGCACGCCCCAGCATGAGGCAGACGCCGATACCGCTACTGCCGCGCTACGGTATGTCTGCGATGACAACCTCTGGGCTAATGTAAGCTCCGAAGCCATGCACAAAGGCCTCGTTTCTGGCATTGGCGCGGTGTTCATTGGCATTGAAGGTCAAGACCCTCGATTGGTCGAAGTGCCAGAGGATCGGTTCTTCTACGATCCGCGCTCGATCAAGCCAGATTTCTCCGATGCCCGATATATGGGCTTGCACCTGTGGCTTGACACCGACGAAGCCAAAGAGCGCTGGCCTGACGCCGCGACCGAGCTTGAAGACATGATGGACGCGGATGGTGGCGGCACCACAACATCCATCGTCGAGCAGGATCGAGACGAGCAGTGGGGCGACTTCGAGAACCGCCGCGTTCGCGTGGTCGAGTTCTGGGAGAAGACCTCTAAGGGCTGGTACTTCTGCTTCTTCACCGGAAACATCGAGCTTGAGAGTGGCGTAAGCCCGTATCTAGACGAGAACGGAAAGCCTGACTGCCCCTATGTTGCCTGGAGTCCGTGGATCGACGAGAAGGGCACGCGCTACGGCATTGTCAGAACGCTGAAGTCCATTCAGGACGAGGTGAATTACTCAGCTTCGAAGATGCTGCACCGTATCAGCGTCAGGCAGATGTTCTACAAAGAAGGTGCCGTCGAAGACGTTGACGAATTCTCTAAGCAGATGGCGCGCCCAGACGGAAAGCTGAAGATCTCACCCCATGCTGAATGGGGCAAGGACGTCGGCCCGGTCGATGACATGAAGGCGTTGCAGGGCGAAGCCGAGCGCCACCAGCTCGCCGTCCAGGAAATGGAGAACTACGGCCCGAATCCGGGCTTGGTTGGGCAAGGGCAAGGCGTGGATGGTGCCTCCGGACGCGCCTTGCTCGCTCAGCGCGACAGCGGCATGACGGAGATGCAGCCCATCTTCGAGCGCCAGCGTGAATGGAAGCTGCGCTGCTATCGCAAGATGTGGGACCGGGTGCGCCAGGCATGGAACGCCGAGCGGTTCATTCGCGTGACAGACGACAGCAACGCCATCCAGTTCGTGCCGATCAACAGCTACCAGATGAACCCGGAGACGATGCAGATCCAGGCCCAGAACGTGGTGGCTGAGATCGACGTCGACATATCGTTGGATGAAGGCCCCGACACGATCACGATGAACGAAGAGCTGATGGACCAGTTCACGAAGCTGGGCGAGGCGGCGATGAGCCCGCTGGGCATGATCGTGCTGGAGTTGAGCAACACGCCGAAGAAGGACCAGCTCAAGAAGATGATCGAAGAGGGTATGCAGGCGATGCAGCCCGGTCCCGATCCAGCGCTCCAGATGAAGATGGAAGCCGAGCAGATGAAACTGCAGGCTGACCAGGCCAAGACGCAGGCCGAAATGGAGATGCAGCAGCAGGAGCAGCAGGCCCGCGTTGCTGAAATGCAGATGCAGGCCCAGCTCGAAGCCGAGAAGGCCGAGCGCGATGGCCGCATGAAGCAGATCGAGTTTGCGGCAAACATGCAGCTCAAAGAGCAAGAGATCATAGCCGAGCGCGAGCGCCAGGCGTTCGAGCGTGAGAAGCACGAGGCAGAGATGGCCAGGGCTGAGCGCACGCACGCACAGAAGCTCACTGAGATGGCTGCAATGACGAAGGCCAAGGCTGCGAACGTGAACAAGAAGCCGAAAGCAGAGGCGAGGGCTTAATGGACCACGAAGTCATGCGCATGGAGTGCCTGAAGATGGCACTTGCCAACGGACACACCGGGGCAGCGGCTACCGCCGAGGCCGATCGCCTCTACAATTGGATTCGCGGCCGCAGCAACGATCACACCGAGATCGGCAGCGGTTCGGCTCGCGCCAACGTCGTCGGCAAAGATGGCGATCTGGGGAAGTTTCAGGACTACCTGAAGGACAACTGATGATCATTGCTCCAGCAAAGCGGCTTGAGAAGGCCGAGGTCACCAAGCGCCTGAAGCGTTTCCGCGAAGCTCTAGGCATGTCTCGCCGTGAGTTCGGCAATCTTGACCACATCCGCCAGCGCGGCGAGGTAATCGGCATTCATACCGACAAGCACACCATGTACATCCCGGTCGAGGCTTGGGACGAACTTGGCAGCGCCGATGGTGCTGAAACGGTGATGAAGAAAATCGCGTCACATTAGTTGCCCATCGTGCGTAAGCCTCGCCGGGCTTAAAGCGGCGTTTCGCGCTCGGTCTGCGACAGTGACCGAACCCGCCTCATCAGGGCGATACCTGATGTTCTCGTGACCAGCAACGACATTGCGGAGAGAGACCATGACGATGACCGAAGGGTCAGGCGACGACAACGTGCTTGATGGCGTGTTCGACCGTGAACCACCGCAGGAAGCCGGTACGACCGGCGCGACTGTGGAAACCACGGAGAGCACCGAAGCGGCAAGGGCAAGGGATGAGCGGGGACGTTTCGCCGCAAAGTCCGAGTCCGAACCGCAGGCGCAGGCTCAGACAGAGCAGGCACCAGTAGAGCAGCAGACCCAAGCGCAAGACCCCAACGCGAACCGGCAAGTCCCGCTCTCTGAGCTTCTGTCCGAGCGCAAGCAGAGACAGGAAGAACAACGGCTGCGCATGGAGGCAGAAGCTCGGGCGAAAGCCTATGAGCAGATCAACCAGCGCCAGCCTCAGCACCAGCCGCCACCGCAAGCCCAAATCGAGCCGCCTGACTTCATCACGGACCCGGAAGGCGCTCTTTCCTACCACCTCCAGCGTCAGCATCAGCAGCACGTCAATATGATGCTGAACCAGTCGGAGATCATGGCCCGCGACAAGTTCGGAGACGAACTCGTTGACGCAGCCCTGAAGGCCGCACAGACAGCCGGTGCAACCGGTCAGTTCATGGACAAGCCCCACCCGTGGGGCGAACTCGTGAAGTGGCACAAGCGCCAGCAAACATTGCAGGTGGTGGGCGACGATCCAGATGCATTTCGCAAAAAGATCGAGGAAGAGGTTCGCCAGAAGGTTCTCGCAGAACTGAAGGCGGGCGGGGCAGGCGCAGCGGCAGCACCACGTATTCCCGGCACCTTGGCCACAGCGACCGGCCAGGGAGAGCAGGGGGCGCACCTCACCGATGAGGCTGCAATGGGCAGCATTTTCGCTTCCGGGCGAAATCGCAAAACTGGTTAGCCCCGCGTACCGCGGCCTCGTGACCTAAACCCCTCGTCACGAGAGAACCCACACAATGGCAACGACTGAAGTCCTCAGTGGACTTGAACTTACCAAATGGCGCCGCGACTTTATTCGCGAGTATGTGCGCGATTCCGGCTTTTCGACGTACATGGGCGACAGCCCCATGGACATCATCCACGTCATCAATGACCTGAAGACGGATGGCTACACCATTCGCGTGCCGCTCGTCGGCCGGCTTCAGGGTGGCGGCGTGTCAGGCAATACCGCGCTGAGCGGTGCCGAAGAGTCGCTGGACCAATACTACCAGGATATCGCCTGGGAATTCCACCGCAACGCGGTGCAGGCGACCAAGAAGGAGAAGAAGAAGAGCGCGACCGAGTTCATGGCGGTTGCACGTCCTCTGCTTCGCGAGTGGGCAGCCGAGAAGATCAAGTACGAGATCATCGAGTGCTTCCACAAGATGTCGAACGGTGTCGCCTACTCGGCTGCCGACTCTACTGCAAAGGACGCTTGGACCGTCAACAACGTCGATCGTGTCCTGTTCGGTGCGACCGTCGCCAACTACTCTGCAACCCACGCGACAGCTCTGGCAAACATCGACAACACCGATGACAAGCTGTCGCCGGCGATGGGCTCTCTGGCAAAGTTCAGGGCGCGCACGGCGAATCCGCACATTCGCCCATTCAAGACCGGCACGCAGGGCCGCGAGTTCTACGTGATGTTCTGCCACCCGCTCTGCTTCCGAGACCTCAAGAACAACTCGACGATGACGACGGCGAACCGTGAGGCGCGCCCGCGTGACGTGGACAGCAACCCGCTCTTCCAGGACGGCGACCTGATCTACGACGGTGTGATCTATCGCGAGATCCCTGAGTTCTACACGGCCCGCCAGGGAACCGGCACGAACTCCAATACGACGATCTCGTCCAGCATCGTCGTCGGCGCCAACTTCCTCTGCGGCGCTCAGGCCATCGGCTACGTCAACAAGCAGGCTGCGATGCCGACCTCTAAGAAGGAGGACGATTACGGCTTCGTTGATGGCGTCGGCATCGAGTTCGCGCACGGTATGGACAAGCTGCGTTGGAACAATGGTGTCAACGGCGCCCTGAACAAGGATGTCGGCATCGTCACCGTTTACGCCGCAGCCGTGGCCTAATAGGAGCACACCCAATGGCAGTTTACGAAACCTCTAAATCGGCCCGCTATGGGCTGACTTACACGCCTGGCGTTGCTCGCCAGCTCGTGTGCGATACCGTGATCGTTGCTCTCGCCACGGCGATGATCGACAACGCGGATGATGATGTCGGTTTGCTGTGGCTTCCCAAGGGGGCCGTCATCGAAGGCATGACGGTGTCAATTTCCGATGTCGACTCTGGCACAGCGTTCGTCATCGACATCGGCATCACCGGCACTGAAGAGCTTATCCTCGCCAACGCAACGACAGGTCAGGCTACTGGCATCAACGTGACGATGGCTCAGGCTGCGCACCTCTACAAGTGCACGGCTCGCACTCAGGTTCGCATGTTCGTCAGCACGGCGGCCGGAACTCCCGTTGAGGGAACTCTGAAGTTCTCGATCCGCTACTTCGTTGATCCCGAGTTCTCGACCACGGCTCTGGTCGCCTCGACCTAACACCATTGAGGGCGGGGTTTCCCCCGCCCTCTACCTTTGAGGTGGTGACAATGAAATTCATGTATCTCGGCGAAGGGTCAACGACGGTCTTCGGCCATACGTTCAAGGCCGGCGAAGCGGTCGAGGTGACGGACGAGCACGCCATTCGCAAGCTCAGGTCTAATCACCTATTCACGCATGACGAAGAGACCGCTGCTCCGAAGGTAGACGAAGCTCCGAAGCGTCGCGGACGCCCGCCCAATGCCACGCAGTAAAGCGCAACTTTCTCGCGAAACGCTGCGCCAAATGAACGTCTACGCGCCGGATGAAGAGCCGAGTGCGGAGGACGCCGCTGCGGTCGAAGGCAAGTACGACACCAAGCTCAGAGAATGGCGTGACGACGGGCTTGTGTACTGGCTCAACGGCACCAACCGAAACACTGAGGAAATCCCCGATCAGGTGTTCGGCATCCTCTGCGACCTCATGGAAAACGAGGTGCGCAATCAGTTCAAGGGCGATAATCCGCCTGTTCAGCGCCTAGCGCAAGAGACTGTTCTGCTGTCCCGCCTTCGCCGCCATCTGTCAAAGCGTCCGTCTGGCGAGTCCACGACGTTTTCGAGCTATTGAGGCTGACGCATGGCTGAAGTAACGATCTCTGACTCTGGTGCTCAGCGCGGTCCGCGATTCAGCTTGCTGTCGATGAGCTTTGCATCGGCGTGTTCGCTCAGCACGCGCAGTATCTCATTGGCAATCGTTGGATCGTGATCGGCCGACCACATCGACGCGACCAGCTTCTTGTCAAAGAGAATGTGGAAGTGCGTCCCGAGATTGGTGCGCCCTGTATCCAGCGTAAAGCGAGACATAAATAAAATCCTCAAGGAAAACTAGTTGACCCTGATCCCCCTAGAGATCGGCACACAGTCTAACTATGGCCGCTACGGCCAGGATGGCAAGGCCCGTCTCATCAATGGATATGCAGAAGAGCTAGGGAAAGAGGGCAAGCACCCTTACCCAGTCTATGCGTTTCCTGGGCTCTCAGACTTCGCGACGCTTACAGACGGCGGCGCGGTGCGGTGCATGATCGATCTCGACAACTACCTCTACACGGTAGCTGGGAGAGCGGTTTATCGAATCGACACAAGCGGTTCTGGCGGGTCTGTTCCGATTGGTGGTCTAGCCTCTGATGGTCATGTCACCATGGCCCGCAACCGCCGCGCTCCGAATGCCCAGATTGCCGTGGTTTGCGACGGCGCGGTCAAGATCATCACCGGCGCCACGGTATCGGATCTTGGGGATAGTGACCTTCCGCCGCCCAATAGCGTATTCTTCCTCGGCGGCTACTTCGTGTTCACGCTCCCAGATGGCAGGTATTTCTGGTCGGCGATTGATGACTCGGCGGTCGATGCCCTCGACTTTGCCTCCGCTGAAGCCAACCCCGATGGCCTAGTGATCGGCAAGGCGCTCGGTCAGACGGCGGTGCTGTTCGGAAGCCGCTCGACTGAGTTCCACACCCTCACCGGCGGCACCGAGGTTTTTGCCCGTCAGCATGTGATCAACGTCGGCTGCTACGCTGCTGGGTCTGTCTCAGAGATCCCGATCATCACGCCTCAGGTGATTACCGACTCTCTCGCCTTCGCTGCGACCGACCGTCAGGGCGCCTACGCCGGCATATGCGTGATCGAGAATCTTTCGGCCAGGAAGATCTCTAATCACGCTGTTGACCGTGCTGTAAGGGACGAGCCGAACCCGCTCTCGATTACATCGTGCTCATGGTCTGATGGTGGCCATGCGTTCTACAGCATCAGCGGATCCTCGTTCTCGTGGTGCTGGGATTCAGCAACCGGCCAATGGACGGAGCGCCAAAGCTACGGCTTGCTCCGTTGGAAGGTCCGCTCGGTTCAGCAGTTCGGCGGTGGCCTCATTGCTGGGGACTACACGTCGAACAAGCTCTACCGGATGAGCAACACCGTTTATGCTGAGGGAACCGATCCCCTTATCATGACGGTGCAGACGCCGCCGCTTCATGCGTTCCCAGAGGCCTTGGAATTCCTCGCGCTCTACCTCGACGTGATCCCAGGTGTGGGTATCGAGTCAGGAAACGATGAGAACACCGATCCAGAGATCATGGTCTCATGGTCTGACGACGGGATCAACTTCACCCCTCCCCGGTTCATCAAAATCGGCCAGATGGGAGAGACGATCAAGCGAGTGAAGACGCCGCGGCTTGGTCAGTCGAAGCGCGCCGGCGGTGGCAGGACATTCCGGTTCTCGGTTTCCGCTGCCGTGGTCAAGGGCATCATGGCCGCGGCTATCGACATCAACAAGATCGCTGCATGACGCTGACGCTCCCGCCCGTCACTCGCAGCCTGGTCGCGCCCCACGGTGGCATGGATGAGGTATGGCACAAGGCCCTCGTCGCCGCCCTGAAGGACACAGATACCGCTAACGGCAACATAGCAGACCTTGGCACCGCTGCTGCAGAAGACATCGGAACGTCTGGTGAGAAAGTCCCGATGCTCAATGCCGGGAACGTGTTCTCGAAGGCTCAGACGTTCGATCCAGTGCCACTCACCGATGCAGCCTCGATCGCCTGGGACTGGTCACTCGGACCGATCGCCAAGGTTACGCTGACTGACAACAGGGCCCTTGCGGCGCCGACAAACCAAAACGGCAAGGCCGGAACATGGGCTCTGTTCATCTATCAGGATGAAGTCGGCGGAAGAACTCTATCATACGATAACTCGTACCTGTTCACGAGTGGAAACGACCCGGTATTGAGCGCGTCTGCAAGTGCAGTTGATGTTCTTGTCTGCGTATCTGACGGTACGTCGAAGGCCTGCTCGCTTACGAAGAACTTCGCTTGAGCCTGCCTCTCATCACCCTAGGATTTATCGGGCAAGGCGGAACGACAGCCTTCCCGACCGTCCGAGATACGTCTGTCTTCAAGGATACCACGTTTGAGTTCTCCCACGATGTCACCCTTCCATCGGGAACGACTACGGGAGATCTCGTCGTGGTGTTCGGTCTCTTTACCGGATCAGGGTTCGGGACCGGCGTAACGGTTGAAACTCCAGCAGGTTGGGAGCGGTTCGGTTTCTATGAAATCGGAGATTTCTCTGACTTCTGTGCGTTCTGGAGAATAGCTGATGGGCCTATGTCTACGGTCACCATCGCGCGCCAAGGATCAACCGACGCTTTCACCGCTCATTGCAATGCGTACACGTTCAGTGCCCACAGCGCCAACTTCGGCTTTGATCCAGTCATCAGTTCGATCGAACTGATTACAACCGCATCGCCTAATCCGCCTGAGCTTGCAATTCCAGATGAGTGGGGCGGCGCCCCTCATGTGACTTGGCTGTCCTGCACCTACAAAGGTGGGACAAACACGACGAGCGCGCACTCTGCCGACTACACGGATCGCATAACGACTGGCGACAACGCCAGCAGGATGATGAGCGCCAGACGGAACCTGATTGCGGTAGCGGAAGATCCTGGCGCTTGGACGACATCCGCCAGTGCTGGCGCCATACCATTTACCATCGCCGTTCGCGGTCCTGAATAGGAGATCAGCATGTCTTTCTTCGGTAGCCTATTCGGCTCAGATCAGCGCAAGGCGATCAAGCAATCGAGCGCTACGGCATCCAAGGCTCTCCAGCAGGGTTACGACACCGGCCGGACCGACATCACCGGGTATGCCGACAAAGCCCAGGGATATCTCGATCCATATCTTCAGGGCGGTGGGCAAGCAAATGCACTGCTTGCCTCATACCTCGGGGTAAACGGTCCTGAAGCCCAGGCCAAGGCCATGGCCGACTTCCAGCAAGACCCTGGATATCAGGCTCAGTTCAATGCTGGCGTCGGTGCTCTCGACAAGTCTGCGACGGCGCGCGGCGGGCTCTACAGCGGCGCACAGATGAAGGGCCTCCAGGACTATGGCCAGCAGTTTGCGCGGACTGCCTTCAACGACAGGATCAATGCTTTGAGCGGATTTTCTGGACAAGGCCAGCAGGCGGCTGGCGCGGCGGCGGGGCTTGCATCACAGACCGGTCAGTCCCTCGGAAACATGTCGTTCGGCTTTGGCCAGCAGAAGGCTGCGAACGCGATCAACCGTGGCAATGCTCTTGCCCAGGCGGCGAACATCGGCCCGCAAAACATGCTGAACCTTGCCGGCACTGCGATGAAGGCATTCGGCATTCCAGGGATGAAGTGACATGGCATCTCTGATCAATCTGCCTGGGTACGCCGTACCCAATGCGCTTTCATTTCAGGGCATCAATGACGCGATCGACTCGAACCGCCAGAACGCCCTCATGCAGCAGCAGATGGGGATGCAGAAAGAGCGGCTCGGCATGGACCGCGAGCGCATGGGGATGGAACGGCAGAAGTTCGACACCCAGCAGCAGATGGCGACAGTCCAGCGCTTCGCCGGCCTTGCCCAGGGCATCGACAAGATAACAGATCCCGCTCAGCGGCAAGCCCAGTGGCAGCAGTTGCTATCCCAGCATCCTAACGCGGCCCAGCTTCCAGAGATCTACCGTGATCCGATGCAAGGGCCAAGATTGCTCATGCAGGAAGCGCAAGGCTTCCGCGGCCCGGACGAAGAAGCGAAGCTGGGATTGACGAGAGCGCAGACGACGCTTGCCCAGGCTCAAGCCGAAAAGGCGCGGCGCGAGGCCGCTATGGGAGGCGAGATGCCGGCGAACGTGAGGGAGTGGAACCACTTCAACCGGCTGAGCCCCGAACAGCAGCAGCAGTATCTGACGATGAAGCGCGCTCAACAGTATCGCGACATTGGGAC